TACAATCTCCTAAATGGATTACTTTGATTTATTTATTACCATCTTAGAAAAAAATCCGTCTTAAATACACGGAAAAGGGCACTGAAAAGGGCGCAGTATGCGTAATTTTTGTAAGAAATGTCAACAAAGGCTTGTTGCTATTAACTATCACAAAGCTGATAAAGTTTATTATAGGTCAATGTGCGATCATTGCTCCAAAGATCGTGGAGATGGGGTTCCTTTATGGGTAAGAGCAGGATATAAGAAAAAATTATCCTGCGATAGATGTAGCTTTTCTTCTAAATTTCCGCAACAATTTAATGTTTATCACGCTGACGGTGATCTACAAAATTGTAGGCATTCTAACTTAAAAACTGTCTGTGCAAATTGCCAAAGAATTTTAGATAAAACAGAGATTAGATGGCGACGAGGTGATCTTCAACCAGATTTTTAATTTCGTTAAAAAGATGATCAATGGTTTGATCATTTTCTATTGTGTAGTCAATATGATTTCCAATCCAACTAGTTTCACTAGTATGAATTTTTAATTCCGACATTCTTTGTTTACTTATTGCCCAATTAAGATTTGTAGGTCCGCAGTTAACGTTGGCAGCATCTTGGAACCAATTAGGATCAGTCCCTCTTTTTACTCTCACTACTAATCCACCTGCATTATGGATGGCCTTTATTTCATTTGTAAATCTAACATCGCTGATTACAATGTTGTCTTTAGTTTTGCGAATTTTATTCTCAAGGCTAGCAATCCAGATATCATCGTGAAAATGATTTCTTAGAACTTCTGTCCCCCAATGCTGTAATACCCATCGAGGGGTTAGTTCCTTAATTTCAAGTCTTTCTGACCACCAAGTGTCTACTTGTTCTCGCCATTCCCGAGCTTCTTTAGTGCGTCCTTCTAGTAAAGTTCTATCCCATCCAAAAACCGCAGCTACAGCATCTTTTAAGGTATTAGCAAAAGAATCCCTTCGAAATCCGTGAAAATTTACCAAATAATCTGCGGCAGTATCTTTACCTGATCCAATAAAACCTACAAACCCTATAATCATAGCACCCCCGAACGATGCTATAATTTATTATCTTTAGATTAGAATGTCAAATTTTTATTAGCCGATAACAAATGTAAGGGGAGTTCCGCCGTCTTTATAATTAACAATGTCTTGTTCTAACATTTCTAGCTCAGCTTTACCCTCACCTTTTAAGGCGGCACCGTTTAGCGTTGTGCCACCTTGTGGACTCGCAATAGTTCCAAATTTTTCTCTAGCTTCGCCAAGTATAACTTTACAGGTAGCAAGGGCATAATCCTTTAACCATTGGCCAGCAAACTGATCTTGCAATAAATTAAAGTCTGGTCTGTAGTTGTGAACCCATATCAATACTTCTTCTTCACTTCTAGGCCTTTGCATCAATGTTAGTTTCTTTGTAGTTCTATTATATGTGAAATTTATATCACTACCAAACATTTTTCCTACTTGCTTTTGATAGCTTGCAAAAGCGTAATATGTAGCTAATCCACCCATATTTGTAGCAGTTAAGAGATAAGTGTTAGAGTAGGCTAAATTGAATGGTTCAAATAGGGTGCCACCTCCTCCTCCGCCAGATCTAGAACCTATGCTTCGACGAAAAATTTGTCTAACATTAGTAATTTCACTAGGTAGGGTATACTCATTTTGGTCAACTTGAACTGTTAAAAAAGCATAGCTCTCTTCTACTGCATTGCTACTACGCTGTCTAAACTTAGCTAAAGCTCGATCTATGGCAGTTTTATAGTGTGCAGGGTCTAATTCAACATCAATCATGCCATCACCTAGCATAGATTTGATGTAGTCAACGACATTTTGTCTTTCTAGTTCGCTATCAGTCATACAGCTATTTACCATAAATATACTACTATGCCTAGACTATCTCTATATCGTCCAGAAAAAGGTAATGATTTTAAATTTATCGATCGTGCTATTAATGAACAATTTCAAATTGGTGGCACAGATATACTTGTTCACAAATACCTTGGGCCAGTGACTCCTTTAGAAGGAGAAAGTTCGCCAACAGTTCCTGCTCAGCTTAACGAAATCCCTGAAGTTTCTATTCAAGACTTATTGTTGTTAGAAAATAGAGATAGAAAGTATGATACAGATGTTTATGTAATTAGAGGGATTTACACTCTTCAGGATATAGATTTTAATTTGAGTCAATTTGGATTGTTTTTACAAAATGAGAATATACTTATAAACTTTCATCTTAGATCAAGTTTCGAAGCTCTTGGTAGAAAAATTGTTGCAGGTGATGTTCTAGAGCTACCGCATCAAAAAGATGAATATGCCTTAGATAACAGTTTAGCTGCTTTAAAAAGATTTTATGTAGTTAGCGAAGTCAGCAGACCTGCTAGCGGTTACAGCCAAACTTGGTATCCACATTTGATTAGAGTTAAATGCCAACCTTTGGTAGATAGACAAGAGTTTAAAGAAATTTTAGATAAAGATTCAGGAGCAGGTGATGGATCGACTTTAAGAGATCTTTTAAGTGATTATCAAAAGAGTATAGAAATTAATGATCAGGTTATACTTCAAGCTGAAGCAGATGTCCCTAAGAGTGGGTATGAAACACGACATTTGTATATTGTTCCTAAGGAGGAGACATCTGGGTTAGTAGATACTTTAGATGTAAGCTCAACAGATATTGATGTCACTAGCGGATTAGATACTACCGCTATTCTTAATACACCTAACAAGAATTATTATGTAGGATATCTTACAGGGGATGGTGTTCCACCAAACGGATCGCCATACAGTTTTGGTATAACATTTCCGGAAAATGCAACAGAAGGTGAGTTTTTTGTTAGAACTGACTACCTTCCAAATAGAATGTATAGGTTCAATGGATCGCATTGGGTAAGATTTGAGGATAATGTTAGGATGACAATTAGCACCTTAGGGGATACACAAACTATCGATCAAGATCTAATTAGAAGAAAATTAAAAGCTAGCTTTATAAACAATTTAAATACAGCTACTATAGCAGGTGAGATTATTCCAGAAAGACAGGCTCTTAGCAGAGTCCTTAAACCGAAGGCTGATGTGTAATGGATTATTTTTATGACGGGCAAATAAGAAGATATTTGTCTCAATTTATTAACGTGATGAGTAATTTTGCCTATAGAGATGCTAAGGGTAATCTTACTCGTGTGCCTGTTAGATATGGAGATATGACTAGACAGGTGGCACAGTTGCTAAGAAAGAACAGTGAGAATGCTATTCCATCAGCACCATTTATTGCTTGCTATATAAAAGACATTCAATTTGACCGCCCTAGACTACAAGACCCTACCTTTGTCAGCAAAATACATATTAGAGAACGTGATATAAACACCGCTACTAATACCTATATTAACACTCAAGGTAGTAATTATACTGTAGAACGTATTATGCCTAGCCCTTATCTGCTTTCTTTAAATGCAGATATATGGACTACAAGTGCAGAACAAAAGTTGCAACTTTGGGAGCAAATAGTTGTATTTTTTAATCCTAGTTTAGAAATTCAAACTACTGATAATTATGTTGATTGGACTAGCCTTAGTGTGCTACACTTAGAAAGTCAGGTATGGACGACAAGAGCTGTTCCGCAAGGTGTTAACGAGGATATTGATATTTTAAGTTTAACATTCTCAGCACCTGTATGGATTACTCCACCTGCAAAGGTAAGAAAATTAGGTATAGTAACTAAAATTATCAGTAATCTTTTTGCTGAAAATATAGAAGGACCGATTAAGACTGCCTATGATAGAACAGGTGAATCTGCTATTTTTAATGATTTTAGCCCAGACGAAGAAGTTACAGTGACACCGGGCAACTATGAATTATTAGTGTTAAACGGAACAGCACGTCTTATTAGTCAAGCAATTTCAAACTCAGGAATTGATATAACTGATCCTAGGAATTCTACTTCGTGGCATACAATTTTAAATATGTATCCTGGAAAATTTAGAGCTAGTTTAACTCAATTAAGATTTGCTAAAGCTGGTGAGAATGAAGTAGTTGCTACAATTTCTTTAGATCCATCAGATGATAAATCAATGATTTTATCTGTAGATCAAGATACAATACCCTCTAATACTATTTTATCAGGAAGAGGCACTATTGATGCTATAGTTAATCCTATTACATATAAACCATCGGGGGTAACAGCAGGAACAAGATTTTTAATTTTAGAAGGATTAAATCTTTCTCCAGATTTTGGTCAGCCCGGATACGACGGTCCTGTAGCATGGAAAAACTCCGACGGAAGCGATTTCAGGGCACATGCCAATGATATAATCTCATGGAATGGAACAAGTTGGGGTATTGTATTTGATTCTACAACAGCGACCGGTGTAATTTATGTCACTAACTCTTATACCGGAACTCAGTATCAATTTGAAAACGGTGATTGGGTAAAGAGTTATGAAGGTGTATATCAAAATAAACTTTGGCGATTGATTTTGTGAATGAAATAATTTGTAGTGGTGGATTTGTTTTGGCTGCTGATACTAAAAGGTTTTTATTTTTACTCAGGAACAACGGTAAAACTGCCGGGTCTTGGGGATTTGTTGGAGGTAAAAAAGATCCTAAAGATTTTACACCATATGACACACTGTCACGTGAAATAGAAGAAGAAGTAGGAAATACTAAAATTAGAAAAGCTATACCTTTAGAGCTTTTTGTAAGTAATGATCAACGTTTTCAATATAATACCTATGTGCTATTAATTGAAAAAGAATTTATGCCTGTATTAAATTCTGAGCATAGTGGTTATTCTTGGTGTGAATACGGTAAATGGCCTAAACCCCTACATCAAGGCGTAAAAAATAGTTTAACAAATAAGATAACTAGGGCTAAATTAGAATTATTATTAGAACTTATCTAATAGGTCTGGGCCGAACGCCCAAGTTCCTAAATGCCTTAATTCTTGACTGAGTTGAGTATCAATTTTTACATTATACCCAACACTTGCCATTTTTTGACAAAGTATCATGTCCTCACCGAGATAGTCATTACTAGAGGCTGTCCAACCAAACTCAAACCAAGGTTTAGGGATTTCTGTAAAAATTTTAGTTTTCATTAGCATACATCCCATACCTACACCCTGAACTTCTATTAAGTCATCGTAAATCTCGAATGGTAATGGATTTTGCCAATCTCCTATAACTTCATAGGCAACACCCTTTGGTGGCAATTGCCTTCGAATATAATTACAGGCAACAATATCCTCGTTATGTGCTATTAATCTCATGGCTATGCTAGCGGGAAAGGTAATATCGCTATCTAACCAAAGCACATATTCTGCACCTAGATTAACCGCTTCGGTGGCTAGCCGTTCACGCTGAGTTAATAGTATAGTGCTAGCATCCATGAATACTTGAGTATCGATATTATTCATGGTATTAAGTTTCATCATTTCAGCTAGACATAAGGCGTGAGCTGAATGTAGAGTATCCCTAGTAGGGATACAAACAGCTAATTTACCTTTTTTGCTTGTCCAGCTTGTGGTAGAAAATACTGATTTCTTTTTCATGCGCCTGCAACATCTTTACTCAGTGCTTCGCCCTTAATTACTAATCCATGTATTGCCTGAATTAGATCTTGTGTGCGTTTCGCAACTATTATAAAGTCGTTGGGACTTAATTTGCAAGCGGTTGTCATAGTTTCGAAGCTCAATTTGCCCGAGGTTAGTGTTTCTATAGCCGCTGTTCTTGCTAAAGATTCTAAATAATAATCTTTAGATTGGTCGTCGTCTTGGCTAAAAAGCTCTTTACATTCTTTATAATCAAGCTCTTTTAACAATTCAATGAGATGCTTAAGCTCAGTCTCTTCAGTTTTAGTTAAACTAGTGCTAGTTTTGAGTTCTTGAATTCTTTCTAAAAAGTTTATAAGTGTTACTGGATTTGTAGATCTGTCCCAGTAGATTATATTATCTAATTCCCACTTACTCTTTGATAAGTCTGCAATTTTTATTATTTCAGCAATTTGATCTACTTTCATCTATTACCTTATGTATCGTAATCAAAAGGTGTAGATTTTCCGCCTAATCCTAAAGATAAACTTAATTGTGTTCCGGTTGCCAAACTAACGTAGGTTCCTAACACTGAACTAAGTTTTATATTTTGTCCTCCAGACGGGGCATTACCTGCTGCACCTGGTGCAAAATTGGTAAATGCCTTGTTGACTTTACCAAAAGAAATCTGTGCTCCTGTTGCAGGGGTGAGTAATGCCATACCTTTACCTTATGGCTCCGATATTTATGGTGCTGTTTTTTTGCAGAGATAATTTGTGAAAAGGTGCCATAATTTAACTAGATAATAGATAATCTAGTTATTTATTATATACTTCACGCTAGAAAAATACAAAAAATCCGTTACCGTTATTTGTATTAACTGGAGCGGCAAATATCCATCCTGTGTTGCCTCCATAGTCTATACTGCTATTAGCATACCAACCAGGAGGAGCACCTCCTGATACCACTGAATTTTTTACTCCCAACCAATTAAATGTCATAGTTCCTACACTTCCTGGTTTAGTTATAGGACCTTGAACATAGGTAGGAAATCCAGAAATACCATCTATAGAGAACGCTGTAACTTTGGCTATACCAGCTCCTTGGTTAGTAAATTTGAAACCTGCAGAATAGGCACCAGGATTTTTGGCCACAAGAGCTATAGAAAGGTTATCAGATTGAATTATTAACCACCCTGTGCCGTCCCCGCTTCCACTATGTGAAAATGTTGTTCCATTTGTTAACTTGTTGAGCGTATTACCAGTTCCAAAATAAACAGTTTTATCAAACGATCCTGTGCCTGTAAACTTAATCTCTGAGGTTCCTCCGTTAACAATTTGACTAGCACTGCCACTCCAAATACTACCACTGTTAGAAGACATAGTTATTATACTAGACCCTAATGTGACTGTCCCATTGTTTATTACACTATTATCAATGGTTATTGCTTGATCATTTGTGTTTAAGGTGTTTGAAGCATTTATTTGGATAATACTAGCAAGTATAGAATTCTGAATTGTAAGTGTTTTACCTCCAGAGATAATAAACCTTGGAAAAGAATTAGTCATTGCTGCTGTAGTAGATACTGAAGCTGCATTTGTCCCGATAAATTCAAAGGTATGTAGGTATGCTGTTGAATCCATTCCACCAGAATAGGTTAGATTACCTGCAATATATGTTCTATAAAGACTAGAATTAGGAGTCCATCCGACAAGTATTAGGTTGTTTGCATAAAAATTATTGTTGACTGTGGGATTTCCTGCTATCCTAAAGTTAGCAATATTAGTAGTAGCGCCTGTAGTGCCTCCATTGTTTAGTGTTCCGTTATAAACTTCGATGTAACCTGTGCCTGTCCATGTCATTGCGCTTATGTCTGCATGGCTCCAATTTATAGTTTGTATTTTTCCTGATGTTCCTGAAGCTATGGACTTTGTAGTTGAATTTAATGTACATGTGGTAGCAAAAATTGTATTGTTATTTAAATTAAAACTACCTGAATTAAAAGTAAATGTTCCTACATATAAGTTTCCTACTAGATTTCTTGTCACCCCTGCACCGGATACATCAAGATTAGGGATAGTTACAGAACCTGATGCGCCGGAAGGATATGAAGTAAAGGAAGGATTTGCAGCAGTGTCATTATTTATAACAGTTATATTTGTAGTAGACCAATTACCATAGTTTAGATTACCGTCACCAGCTAATTTTACTCCACCGTAGACAGTTAGGGTAAAATTGGCTGTATTTATGTATCCAGGTGTTCCTGCATCACCATCCCAATAATTTTGAAGTGTTTTAATAAATGTATTTCCAGGTGTAGACAGAGTTAAAACACCTTGAAATTGGATATTCATAGAAGCACCAGATGCCAATATACCTATATCCATGGTATTATTATTTCTCAGCCTCCATCCACCCCCTGTCTCAGTAGAGCTGAATTGTGCCGAATTGGCAATGTTAACATTACCGCCTGCTTCCATAATAATAAAATAACTGCCGAAATTAAAACTTCTTGTATTGCCAACATTTGAATTGATACGATAGAAAGAAGGATTTCCTACTAGGTTTAAATTACCACCCCCCTGAAATTGTAGTCCTTGTCCTACAGCAGATCCTGTAATCACAATAGATCCTATGTTGTAAACAGGAGTTCCGCTGGCAAAAAGTGCGGTAAGGTTTACTGTTGTTCCGCTAAATGATAACAAGTTATAAGTAGAACCGCTACCACTACAGTTTAAGATAGTTATAGCTGTGGCATTATTAATTGTATAATTTGAAGTAGCCCCTGTAAAATCAACTTGAGAAGCATACATATTGTTAACCGTGATGCTTTGCCCATTATTTTGGGCGACAACTAAACCCACTGGACTGGGTGTATCTGCGTCATAAGTTCCGTTGCTAACCATGTATATTCGAAGATTGGAAAGTGAGTTAACCGTGGTCCAAGGATACCCTTGTATGACATTTTTTCTTACATACATCTGAGTTAACCCTGTTATACCGGCACCACCTCCTAGGATCAAGGTATTCACTGTTCCGCCAAAACTCCAGGACATATTACCATATATTCTAAAATCAAAAGCATTGGTATCTGTTGATAGAATAGCAGTTAAGTTAGCATTGCCATTATCCATTTCGAAGCCACCATTACTATCTGAAGTAAATCCAGTAATGCCTGATTGAAAATTCACTGAGGTTGCACAATATATAAAATAGCCATTGGCTTGTAGTCGTCTAGTAAGTCCAGATGTTGATTGCCATTGGTCGAAAAGATTATTATTAGAGGTAAGATTTACGGTGCCAGCACTATGAGTTATAGTTCCCAGTGCCTGCCAATTAGTCAAATTATAAGTAGAACCTGTGCCTGATAATGTTCTAGCGCCTGCTCCTGTATTTTGTCGTAGATAGTTACAATTATAAGTAGCAGACCCACCACTTAATGTAACAATACCGTGTGTGATATTATCGAGGTTATATGTGTTACTGCCCGAAGAAATCGTTAGAGTGTTACAATCAGCACTAAGATTATAAGTTAATCCCGTAGGTGCTCCAGAAACTTGTAGTGTTCCTATTCTAGTATATGTATAATCAAAAGTTTCGTTAGCAACAAAATTTATAATACATGTTAAATTTACTGTATTATATGTGCCGCCGGCATGACTCATTCCAGATCTCACAAAGGTTATTACGCTACTGGTAAGAAAGGTAAGAGTTCCCGCCTCTAAATATACTTCTCGAACATTTCCGCTGGTTACTCCCACGGTAACGGTGCTGCCTTGAGGATCAAAAATTACCCTAGGCGCATGTATTCCAGGAACGGTTCCAAAAGTATGATAACTCCCAGAACCTCTTACCCTAAAACCTCCACCCCAAGGACTTGTTTCTGCATCTGAAGTAATAGCGGTTGATCCTACAATGTCGAATATACCAGAACCAGTAGTATTAATCCAATTACCGTTAAATTCCCATACTCTAGTATTAGCAGTGACATTACTTCTAAATGTGCGACAATTTAAATCCCAGTCTAGGTGTAATAACCCTATCGAATGATTTATAATACCATTTACATTAACATCATACCATTCTACTCTATGTTGAGTGCTAGCACTACCACCCATAGTAATTTGTTCGCTGGTTGTAACTCCGGTATTATTAATAACTGTGTTGTATCTGTAGATAGCATTTATACCACTGGCAGTTATTTGATTTACAAAATTAACATCATCTAAATAAAAATTTCCTGTAGAAACTAGCAGGCTCATAAACCTACAATAGACATTTAGGTTCCAGGTAACATTTGCTCCTGCCGTACCAGGAATTCTAAATGTGCCTATTCTAAGATTAGGATTACTGCCGAGTGCTTCACTGGGTCTAAAATCCACATTTATATTGGAAGTATGTATATGATCCAAGGTTAAATTAGTTAAATTAGGTGTTCCTCCACCATTCCAAACAAAATCTTCTTTGGTAATCGCTATTGTGCTTGATCCAAATGTAACACTGTTTTGTATTTCACAACGACGAACATTACCGCTGGTAATGTTGGCAGTTAGTCCAACATTATTGATAGCCTCTATAACAAACCTAGGAGCATGAATAATACCCCAAGTGCCCAGTGTGCAGGTCCCGCTACCTGATAGCCAAAATCCGCCATCATATGTTGTTTCCGCATCAGAGGTTATTTGAGCCGATGTTCCGGTGATAGCAATTGCGCCAGTTCCATTAGCTTCTGCCCCCGATCCTGTGCTGGACCTAGAATGACCAACCCTGATCCAATTGTTTTGAAAAAGAAAGACTCTAGTATTGGCAGTATTTGAATTAAAAAATCTACAATAAATTGTAGTTTCTAATGTCAAATTTCCTATAGTAAAATTAATTGAGCCTATGGTATCAAATGTAGCATAGTATTTAACAAAATGAACTGTAGCCGCACTGCCCCCCATATTGATAGTAGAGGCTGCTTGATCATAAAAATTATCATAATTATAAGTCGATCCTATGCCTGTGGCATTGAGAGTAGTTGATGTAAAACCAGATACATTTGCGGTTATGGAAATATTATAGGTACAAAATGAAGTTGTGCAGTTTATTGTGTTAGCTCGAACACCACTTATGTTGAATGTAATACCAGAGGCACCGGCAAAACCACTAAATGCCAATGTGCCAAAAATAGCATTATATCCCGGGTATTCTACAGTTTGCCCTGCTACGCCCAGTATTGTAACAGTTACGCCGGTAATCATAGATGTCACAGTGGGAGTACCAGTAAGTGGTCCGAAAATTCCAATATTAGTCGTAGAGACAAAAGCACCGTTTAATTCAACCTCTTCACAATTACCAGATACTGAGTAGTTTCTATTATTAGTGAATCTTACTTTAGGTGCAGCATTTCTATTCTGTGTGTGAAATACACATCCTATTGTGCCTGTGCCGCCGTCTGGTGCTACTTCTATCCAACCTGACTTGTCTGTATAGGTTAGGTTGGGACTTGCGATTCCTATAACTATATTACCGCTTTGCCCGATAACTCTAACTGTGCCATTGAGATTAAATGCTCTATTACCAGTTGCGCTTTGATCGTAATATCTGCATACCAAAGTATTACCATTTAGATTGAAATTTCCTGTGGTGTGAAAAAACCTAGAAGCATTGGTTGTGTTTATGGTAATATTCAGTTGACCGTGGAGAGTAGCCGTTGCCCCAGTAGCTTTGTTAATTCTAAAATTCTGAACATTCATATCGCTACTAGGATAGATATTTTGTGCGGCACTACCTACCATGGTAATAGCAGTAGTTCCATTATATCTTACCGTGGTAAAATAATCACACTCAAGGTCGCCATTTACACTTATTGTTCCTATACTGCCTGCATTGAATGTCACATTGGCCCTTATTCTCAGCAGCCTACAGTTAGCTGAAGTGGTAAAAGACACAGTAGCATTACTTTCAAAGAATACATCATCTAAGCTGGTAGGAGCACTGGTATTTGTATAGGGAGGGGTAGAGCTATTAAGACTCCAATTTGCCGATGAGTTCCAACTTCCTGATGCTATAGTGCTTCGCCAATACTTATTTGCCATATCACTAAATTAAAAACCGAACATTTTTGCTATAAGTTGCCACTTGACGGCAGCCGAATTATATATAAATCCCATATAGTCATATTTTCCGCCGCTACTACTACTAGTAGGCAATGCCATTTCAGACGACCCTTGAAATACCGCATTAAAGCTGAAACTTTGGGCATTAGTGCATACTAATCTAACTAAAATTTTCTGACCATCATATGGGGTTCCTGTGGGCGCAGCAAAGGTCAGCGTGCCTGCTGCTTGTGTATTTGTCTGTGTGGCAATATCTGTTGTATCAGCATTGAGCGTTATGCTGGTAGCGTTAGCATATGCTACCACTCTAGGTCTAATACCCTGACCATTTAATCCATATATTGTGCCGCCTACATACAGATCACCGCCGATGCCAGCACCACCTCTTACTTGAAAAGCGCCAGTCATTGTGCTCGAAGCAGCGGTAGTTCCTGCTAGTGTTAGAGTATTTTGAAATATAGGTCCCGATGTTGATCTACTTACTAGTATTTCACCAGTATTTCCTGGTCCAACAAATACAGTCACTCCCGGTGATGATTGATATGGGATCTGGCCAGCAGTTCCAAATGCTACATTAGTTGCTGTCAATGCACTTCCCGCACTAACACCACTTAATGGTGACCAAGCAGGTGTTGTTCCGCTGACTGTTAACACATATTGGTTAGCACCTATAGCCAAGAATGCTGTCTGACCTGCGGCAGTTTGATATGGAATACTCCCACCTGCACCCCCTAGCAGATGTGTAGCAGTAGTTGCAGTATAGGCAAAGGTTGCAGTATTGGCAAACAAGGCGTTAGTAGCTGTTGTTGCAGATCCGGCTGATATAGCAAATGTAGCTGTTGAGGCTTGTGCTACACTACCTACAATTGTTCCCGAGCTGACTACATTTCCAAAAACATATAGATTTTTTTGGATGGCCGCTCCACCTCTGACAATCAAAGCCCCGGTTTGTGTGTTAGTAGAGTCAGTGGTAGAACCTAGTGTAAAGAAGTTTTGAAAATTGGGAGCATTTCCTGTGCCTACTAATACGGTATTGATTGGTCCAACAGGCAAGAATCCGGTTTGCCCGGGTGCTGTTTGATACACTATTTGGTTAGCATCTCCGCCTGATAAATTTGTAGAGGTATTACTAACTCCTGCAAAGTTGCTGGCAATAATCGTTCCAGCCTCCATAGTTCCGCTAATATAAGTGTTACCCTGAACCTGTAGATGATAATTCCCTTGACTTGTAGTTCGATTAACTAAAAGGTAACCATTATTATCAATCCTAACTTTTTCGCTACTAGCAATAGCAATCGTAAAAGGAGCCGCAGCAACATTAAATGTTCCTGACGTTATATTACCTTGATTGTCTTGAAGATAGGAAAGGTTAGCAGCGATTGTCATAATGATTAAGCCTGAGCTTCACTCCATCTTATTAAAACTGCTCCGATAACTGTAGCGGTGCTAACTTGCCCACCCGACACACGAACATTAACTGCTAAAATATCCGGCCCGTTAGGAAATGCTCCACTGCCACCTAGTGGACTGTTAGTTAATTCTTTTAGTTGATTAAGATCTAATGTTGCATCACCTGATGGTTGCGCAGCAAAAGCAAATACCTGTTCACCTGGGAGAGCATAGCTTCCTGAGCTATATGTCACACTAGTTGCCACTTGAGCAAAGCTCGGTTGGCCTCCTGCACTTTCTAAATTTAATGCAGTCCATGTAGCATTACTAAAATTTTTAGGATTTAAAATGCCTTCGACAACAACACTAGTCGGATTTCCGGCACCGTTAGCTAAACTCACTGTACAGGCATTTAACAACAATTGGCTTCTATTGAGCAAATCCCTTACACCTAAATCACCAATAGTGCTATTTGAGATACTAGGGGCCAATCTAATTAAAAAAGATGTTTGTGTTGATCTAGTGATAGTAAAATCAGTTCTTTGATAGTTAAACAAATACCCTCGGTCTTCATCAAACATGCCATCACATAATAACGCACTACCCCAATGACTTAATGTTGGTGTTCCATAACTAGAAATCTGTATAACACCAGTATCAACAGTATGAGCTGCTGCGGTGCCTGCGGTGAAATTTCTATTTGCACCATTTATAAATTGAGTTAATGTGGCTGCTCTAGTGCATCCTGTTAATATACCTGTGCTGGTTTTTCCAGTATAGTTTATAATTTCATTATCAATATATACTGTTCCTGTTGTAGCAAAATAGGTAGTATCATTTATATAAATTGATGTTTGTGAAGAATTAGTAGAACTAGTGAGATACGAGATTCCTCCCTCGTTTTCGATACTATATCTTACAGGAAGATTTCCTGTTCTCATATGTGCTTCATAGTTTACATTATTATTTTTTAACCTATGAGCGTAAACCCAATTGCCGTCGGCTCCTCTCACCATAAAATCAATAAATCCTGCTCCATACCATGTATACTGAATTCCTAGCATGTGCATTCTAGCCATAGTTATTCTAAATCCAGTAGGTCCGGTTCCGTCAAGTCTGTCTATATTAAATTCAGACTGCTTTACCCTAGTCTCTACTATTAAACTTGCCTTAACCTGTATAGCCGCAGACACTCCTCTAAAATCTGGGTTCACAAACATACTGGTATTAGATGCCACCGTTGTAACATAGTGAGTCATTCCTCGTATTACAATTTTATCGCCGGCTCTAACCTGGGTTAAAAATCTTGTATTAGTTCCTGTGACCTGATTACTACCATTGCTTATAGTTACAACTCCAGTAAGCTGTTGTGTAGAATTTCTTCTAACCACACAAAGATTCATTCCATCATATTCCCAAAACATTCCATTTTGGTCATCGAAGCATCCTGCTCTTACTACTGCACCGTGCCATCCTTCTAAAACGACCTTTGCTCCCATACCCAATACAGGAGCAGCCGACCCTAGTGCAGTATTTGCTGTAATTGTAAATGAGATATCACTAACAATACTGACTACTTGATAGTTTCCATTGTAACCGCTGCTGTTTACGCCTTCTATAGCAATAGTTGCGCCTATTTGACATCCATGAGCAACACCATCTAGTGTTACAGTAATTGTGCTACCGGCAGCAGTTCCAGAAGACGATATGCTTCTTATATCATAGTTAGGTTTGAAAAGAGTTCCTGTTGACCATAATAAACCTTTACCTGACTGATATCTAAAATATTTTTTACTGACTCTAATTACACTAGCACCATGAGAAGGTATACCTACGCTGATATAAACTCCGCCATCAAATGGTCTATGTATAATTTGAGATCCGGCTATACAATATACTGCGGTAAATGTTATACTAGCAATAGAGCCAGTTCTAGCAGTAAATGTTACTGATGTTAGACTCGGCACCGTTTCAACATAAAACGGACCAGTTGCATTAGCTCTATTAGATAAAACATATAAAGGTGATCCGGGGACTAATCCATGATTACTGTTAAAATTTATAGTAATAACTGACGGATTACCTCCAGAGCTTGACCCACTTGCAACACTTAATCCTGCCCCAGTATAGATACCTCCTCTTTTAAGCTGAATAGCATCTGATTTAAGATCATCATTATTGACCCCCACAACTCCCCAGGCATAGTATTGTATACTTGTGCTATTTGGAATAGTAACAATAAAAAGTCCGTCAGCCTGACTGAAACCGCTAATTCCGTCGTTCAATCCAGTTATGCTAATAGCCTGCCCGTCGCTTATTCCGTGAGCACCTGTAGTTGTAATAGTAATTAGGCTATTTGGACTACCACCATCTGTTGTAATAGTGTTAACTATTAAGTCAACCCCTGGAATTTCATAAACACTAGGATAACCTCTTACTACCCCATATCCTGCCCATTTTGTAGGTTGTAGACCATACTCAAAGTCAGCATCGATCATTGACTGACCTTGGCTAATCCTCATTCTTTCTATTGCATCTGTTCCAAATCTATAAGGTCTGAAGAATATTTCTCGCTCTTCCATTAAGACACTTAGACGATCTGATGAGCTTTGGCCGACAGTGCTAGCAGTTAAGGTAATGGTTGTGAAACCGGCTTCTCTTTGAAGAATTTTAGGAAAGTTAGTAGCATCGTTACCTTCGGTAAATGTTACTGTTGTTCCGTTAAACAAAGTATCGGCAAAATTGTAAAGAATTGTGTTTCTAGTAACATTAGTAATTAGAATAATCTGATCAAGAGTATATTTCCCCGGAACTTTGATATTGCCAATACCTGCGGCTCCTGGAGTAAAAACATAATCTCTTAATTGTTGCTTTGCCATAATTTACCTTTTTGATATTTATCGGGTTAAATTCCCATAGCCACTGACATTGCTAGCGTATAGGCCTTAAGGTCTGTTCCGTTTTGTTGCAGACTTCCATTTACATTTAATGTCCCGTTAACTGTTCCGCCACTTAAACTTACTGCACCAGCAATACTAATACTATTGAAAGATAAGACACCGATTCGAGTTCCGTTGACTATTCCACTTCCGCTGCTCAAAACTATTGATGTTCCATTCGATGCTGTATAAGCAGATGGGCTTCTTAATACACCGTCTACAAAAACTTGAACAGTTGCAGAATTATAATTTGCTGTAAATGTCGTCTGCCCTGCTGTAGTTGCTACTACTTCTGTAAATATATATGCCTGTTGAGAGCTGACACTTATATTTTTACCTGAAATGATTTTAATAACATCATTTAATCGTCTAGATTCAATTAATGTTATACTAGATCCATTTGATGCTGTGTAATCGCTAGCATTTAAAGAGATACCGTTAGCAAATACTTCAACTTGACCTACAATATATCCGTTTGTTACTGTAAAGACAGTTTGACCTGCTAAAGCAGTAAATTCTTGACTGTTAAATCCTGTTATCTGTGCTCCACCGGCAAATACATTAGTAGCATAAAGACTTCCCCCAACTCCTACTCCCCCTGATACCTGTAAAGCGCCAGATGACGTTGATGTAGCTGCTGTGGTATTTGTTATAGTAAAGATACCGCTAAATGGACTAGTAGTTCCGCCACCCCCAGAAGCAAAGCTTGCACCGTAAGTAAATTCCCCAGTTGATGTGTTATAGTATAAAACACTAGTGCTGGTAGAATTTGTCAGTCCACCTACAAATATTTTTCTGCCAACACCGAGACCACCCGCGATAATCATTGCACCAGTTGTTGTTGAAGTTGAACTTGTAGTGTTGGTTATGCTTATAATATTAGTGGTTGTAGCACCTCTAGTTGTAACGCTTCGAAGTGTGGCGGTATTCCATACAACCACAGCGCCAGTAGTCTGACTTACAGCAGTATCAGTTCCTGCAGAAATAGAACTTACCCCAGCTGTTACAAATTGATTAACTGTAGCGCTGGTTAAGATTTGAGCTCCGAAAATATAACTACTAGTTCCTATGTATAAGGCACCGCCTATGCCTACACCGCCGGCAACCTGCAGAGCTCCTGAATTTGTAGAGCTTGCTGCTGTTGTTCCAGCTAGAGTAACATTAGCCGCTGAGAAATTACCACTAGCATCTCTATAAACTAAAGTGTTAATTGTATTACTACTAGTAGCATTTGAAGTAACAGTAAAAGTTGAACCTTCAGTATTAGCAGTTCCGCTAATACCAAAACCGCTTGTTGCTCCCTGGGCTACATATATTCCTGTGGTATCTGTTCCTAATGCTACAGAATCGGTGACCACAGTTGCAGTTAAAGTAACATTGGTGCTACCGTCAAAGATAACATTGCCACTTAGATCTCCAGCTAGACTGATTGTTCTGGCTGTTAATAATTTTTCAGATGTTACTGCGGCATTAACATACATACTGCCTGTATTAGTGAATACAGGAGCTCCATTAGTCTGAGCTTGAAGGAATTGACCTGTTGTTCCTGAGTTGACAAAAGCGGTTACACCAGGAGCTGACTGATAATGAAGTTGTCCCTGTGACCCGCCTGCAATATTAATTGCCGTAGTGGCAGTCCCCGATACTGCCCCTGTGAATGTTCCGCTAAACAGAATTGCAGAAATAGTATTTGCTGAAAAATTACCACTAGCATCTCTATACACAATGGTATTAACAGTATTACTACTAGTAGCATTTGAAGTAACAGTAAATGTTGAACCTTCTGTGTTTGCAGTTCCGCTAATTCCAAAACCGCTGGTTGCTCCCTGAGCTACATATAAACCAGTTGTATCTGTGCCCAATGCCACAGCATCAGTGGTCACAGTTGCAGTTAAAGTAACATTAGTGCTGCCATCGAAACTAACATTTCCTGATAGGTCGCCAGCAAGGGTAATTGTTCTTGCTGTTATTAATTTTTCTGAATTCGCAGCTGATCCTACATACATGCTGCCAGTATTAGTAAAAACAGGAGCGCCGTTAGTAGTTGCTTGAAGGAATTGACCTGTAGTTCCTGAATTTACAAAAGCAGTTACCCCAGGGGCTGACTGATAGTGTATTTGTCCTTGCGATCCACCTGCAATATTAGTGGCAGTTGTTGCTATTCCGCTTACACTAGCATTTATAGTTCCGGCTACATTGATGTTTCCACCGACATATAAATTGCGACCTACACCCAAACCGCCCGTGATTATTGCTGCACCGCTTGTAGTTGAAATACTGTTGACATTGGACGAAACCGTTAGAGTTGAATTAACCGTAAGGCCATTTTTAACACGAAAATCTTTATCCAACGCCATTAGTTTCCCTTTCCACCAACCGGCTTAAAAACTGATATTTATTGATGCTCTATATCAACTTTTGATAGTTTGGCATCTCCTATTAACTTGTGATAGTAGTTCTTACCATTTTAACTACTAATGAACTAGGGGAAGGACTTGCAGTGAAAAGTAACCTACAATTTCCGCCAGAAATATCTGCATCAAATGATCCTAGCTCGGTGCTGTTATACACTATACCATATTCTGTTTTATAGACTTGACCCGCTGCATGGAATAACATTAATTCCTGAGAATGAATATTAGCACCGTCTACAATTTGAATGATATATTTGGCAGTTCTATAAGTTGATGTATTAAACACATCAAGAATTTGTTGAATGGTATTTGTAATGGCAGGGCTTGTATAAGTTGCATATTGACTATTATTACTTACAAAACCAACTACAGTTCCGCTAGTTGCAGTAGTTCCTAAAATACTTGTTCCACCAACGACTATATCTCTACCTATACCAACACCACCTGCAACCTGTAAAGCGCCTGTTACTGTAGATGTTGCGTTTGTAGTATTTGTAACAGTTGTTAGTCCAGCTACACTTACTAGGCCACCTACATATAAGTTACCAGCTAATCCTGCGCCACCTTGAATAACGATAGCACCTGTTGATGTAGAACTCGCTACAGTTGTAGCTGTAACCTTTACATTAGGTAATGTAATAGCTCCGGCTTCTGCACCGATTACTAAACCACCAACATCTAATGATGAGCTTGTAACATATAGTGTGCCAAACCTTTGTGTAGGACTACCTATATTAACCGATGTTGCTGTTGGTAATATAGTTGTATTAAAGGTTACAGTAGAACTTACATATAGACTTCCGCCGATACCAACACCACCTAAAACTGTTAGATCACCAGTCGATGTATTTCCAGTATTCTGACTTCCTCCAACTAGTTTAATACCACCTAATTTAAATATACCGTAACTTGTTCCAGAGAAAACCCCGCCTGATTCTACACCGTTATCATACCATTCTAAATAGCTTGTATCATTGGCTATTCCTAGGAAGGCGTCTTTGTCTGTGCCTTTATAATAATGGAACATGAAACCAATGTCTTTGCCATCATCTAATGTCCAAGTGTGATTTCCAGGAACACTACCAGGTGGAGCATGTAAACTCATTAAGTTATCTGTAATAACTGTATTAGTTGAATATGCGTAGGTTGCAGTTCCGGCAAATACAACATCACCTTCAAATAATGCTTTCTGTTTTACAACAAGGGTTTTATCAATATAAGCACCGCCTTTGACATACAAAGCGTTACTTGCTGCTGTGCCTGTGCTAGCGTTAAGACTGTTAATAGTTAACGAACCAGCAATATCTTCATTGCCACCTATATAAGCATTACCACCAATACCAATACCACCACCGACTATTAAGGCTCCTGTTTGTGTCGAAGAAGCCGCGGTCGTTCCTGTTAACGTAAGAGTATTTTGGTAGACAGGTGAGCCTGTTCCTCCGCTTACAAGAACATTACCTACTGTTCCGGTATTAACAAATGTTGTTTGTCCTGGGCTTTGTTGATAAAGAAGCTGACCAGCTAGACCGTTAGCTATATTTGTAGCTGTTAGGGCATTTCCTGCACTAAGGCTGCTTAAACTTTGGAATGTTGCAGTAGTCCCGTTAGAAGTAAGAACGAACCCGTTCGCTCCGATAGGGATGAATGCTGTTAGCCCTGCTGCTGATTGATAAGGGATAGATCCTGTAGCTCCGCCTGCTAAGTTTGTAGATGTAGAAGCTGTTCCTGTTAGTGAACCAAAGACTGTTCCGCCTACTACAAGATTTCCGCCTATTCCTGCTCCGCCTGCAACTTGTAAAGCACCACTATTTGTAGTAGATGCTTGTGCGGTTCCAGTTAATGTAAGGGTATTTTGATAAACAGGAGCACCTGTTCCACCGCTTACGAGAACATTACCTGCTGTTCCAGGTCCATAAAATGATGTTAAACCAGCTGCTGTTTGATAAGGAACCTGACCCGCTGTTCCATTTTCTAAATTTGTAGCAGTCGTTGCCTTCGTTGCAGTTCCTAATACTGAACCTGCACTTAGCGTTCCTCCTACATATAAGTTTCCGGCAATCCCAGCGCCGCCTCTTACCTGCAAAGCACCAGTATTCGTGCTAGTTGCCTCTGTAGTGCCTGCAAGAGTAAGTGTATTTTTGTATGTAGGGGCTGCTGCTCCGTTACTAATTAATAAATCCCCAGCAGTCCCAGGGCCAGTAAATCCAGTAAGTCCGGAATTGGTTTGATATGGGAGCTGTCCTGTGGTTCCGCCTGCTAAATTAGTAGCAGTATTAATATTACCAGTAATAGTTCCGCTAACTACACCGCTTGAAATAATATTCCTTACATAGATATCAACAAAATTTGATGTGCTAGTAGCAGTAATTTTAGTAGTTACGATATCTACAAAACTGGCTGTAGAATAGGATTTAATTTCACCGTAAATTGTAGCTGTAGTTCCGACTACAAGGTTTTTCGCAGCGGCTATACCCCCAGCAGATTGAATAACATTAGTGTTACCTGTTGAGCTTGTAGCATCACCAGTAGCTTCGGTGATAATACCATTTTTTACAACAAAATCTCTACTCTGGGAAAATATAGGCATGCTCCAATTCCTTTACTTTGCCATTGCTGTTCTCATTACCTTAACAGTTTTTGGCGTGCTATCAACAGCTAAAAAATATAATCTTACTACAGTATCGTATCCGGCATTAGTTACCATAGCATCAAAATTTCCAAGGTCAGTGTCAGTTACCACACTTCCGTATTCTGTAACAATTACAGAACCAGTATTTGATACTAAAGTTAATAATTCAGTTACCTGACATCTATGCGTTGAACTTGTTCCCTCGCTCACCTGAACTAGATATTTCGCTGATCTATATTCATTAAAGGAAAATTCATCAATCACAGTCGCAAGTGTATTATTTACCGTTTGGACAGTAGAATCAAAAATGGTGTCTGCTATTCTTAAACTTTCAGAATTTACTCGTCCGCCTACTCCTACACCTCCAGCTACTACTAGTGCGCCGTTATTTGTGGCTGTCGAGCTAGTGGTATTAAGAATGTTAACAGTAAATGTTGTAGAATTACCTCTACTAGACACAGATTGAAGGGTTGAAATATTATTAAATTCTAAAACACCACCGCCAATATCTGTAATATCAATATCGACCCCGTCTGCAATAGTTTCATTAAAACTAGCAGTAGTTAATACTGGTGCACCTCCAGAAAATAATGTTCCACCAAGCCATAAATTCCCGCTTAGACCCATGCCTCCATTTACAACTAAAGCACCTGTCATTGTGCTGTATGATTGAACACCGCTTGTTACTACAACTCTAGCAAAGGTTCCAGTTCCTCCGCTTATTGCTCCAATGCCGCCACCTGTTCCTGTGCTTATGCCTACAATACTGCCACCTACATATAAATCTCCAGCTACAGCAGCACCTCCAGCAACAGTTAAAGCACCACCGTTATAAATGCTTACAGCATTAGCAGTTGTAGTAAGAACTAGAGTTACACCTGTTACGGTGGTAAAGCTTCCTGGGCTTGGACCAATAATCCAAGCCGAACCGTTCCATATATAAGTTCTGCTACCTACTGTGTAAGTATCTCCAATCGAAGGATTTGTTGGAAAATTAAATAGTGCCATATGTTATTCTCATTTTACAATTGAACAATTTGCAACCATATCGTGCTTGTTCCATCTTGAATATATTGCAGATATCCAAATACGTCAGTATTAATCCAGATATCTCCTAATCTAGGATTAGACGGAACTGTCCCTGTGGTTATTGTTACCTTAGGTGTATATACAAGATAATCCTCTTCAGGAACACCACTTCCTAAACTATATATATTACCTTTAACTCCTAACCCCCCTAATACTACCAGTGCTCCAGTGTCTGTTCCGGTAGACTCAGTGCCCAGGCCTAACCTTAGATCAGAATTAATATCAGTATTTCCAGCACCGTCATAATAGAACACACTTCCGATGTTTACCTGATTATCTCGGTTATCGACTAGATTATCACCTCCGAGTGCTATAGTTCCGTTAACATTTGTTAAGTTGTTGCCGACATTATGTCCAATAAATGTGTTATTACTTCCTGTTACCATCGTTGTAACAAGGTTATTTCCAAAGAAAAAGTTACTATCACCGTTTCTCAAGACTGGTGCTGCATTCATTCCTAGAGCAATATTATTATCATTAACTACATATAGATAAACAGTTCCGCTACTT